CTATGAGAAATAGATTTGGCGAACTCATGGCCGACTCATTGGCCAACGATCCCGATGTATGGTTGTTGTCGGGTGATCTTGGGTTTGGTGTGCTTAACCGATCAAGAGAAATAGCACCCGACCGTGCTCTTAATGTAGGAGCCGCAGAACAACTGATGTTGGGCACAGCAGTAGGGCTTACACATTGTGGCAAGATACCTGTGTGTTACAGCATTACTCCGTTTGTGATCTTTCGTCCATATGAATGGCTACGCAACTACCTAGATCATGAGCTGGCACCGGTCAAGTTGGTGGGTGTAGGCCGTGATCAGGACTATGGACATTTGGGATTTAGTCATTGGGCCGAAGATGCTGCTCGTGCTGTTGCGGTATTTCCTAATATTAAAATTTATCAACCCAACAGCATAGCTGAATTAGAATCCATGTGGCCAGAGTTTTTATACAGTGATCAGCCAGCATATCTAAATGTAAGAAGAACATGACCAATGAAGAATTGAATAACATTGTCGAAGTTAGAACGTCCCAGCGGTTACCGGGCCTTGATCCTTTGTTTTGGCCCATATATGATCAAGGAACCTGGAGGGCCATGCATGACTTTCCAGTGACGCCGGAGTTTTTAAAAACATTAATGGATCATATTCCCAATCGTAATATCATGATTCAAGCTGGCGGAAATTGTGGACAATATGTTCGAGAATACGCAAAGTGGTTTAACACAGTGTATACATTTGAACCAGATCCAATAAACTTCTTGTGCCTTACATTAAACAGCCCCAGGAATGTAATAAAGACTCAAGCATGCCTGGGTAAAGAAAAAATCTTCATAGAATTAGACGGGCACGTTACCGATGATGGGCCAGAAGCAGGTGGCATGCATGTGGGACAAAAAGGCAATATACCCACTGTGCGTATTGATGACATGAATCTGCCCGGATGTGATCTTATTCAGTTAGACATAGAAGGCTATGAGTATTTTGCTTTACAAGGTGCTGTCCGCACCATTGAACAATATCATCCTGTAATCATAGTAGAGTGGTTTGATGCATGGTCTGCCAGATACGGAGTCGATAAAACTATGTTTAACAAGTTTCTCAGCGATCAAGGCTATCAAGAAATTATGCACGAACATTCCGATACTGTTTACAAATATCAATCATGAAAACAGTATTAATTACTGGTGCCAATGGATTTATTGGTCACTACCTAGTGGAAGAATTTGTTAAAGATCATCGTGTGATCTGTGTGGTCCGTCCTGGGTCTACCAACATGATTAGACTAGACCAATTTGTCAATGACATTGAAATCATTGAACACGATATTAAAAATCCTTGTGACAATCTTCCCAAAGCTGATATCGTATTACATGCAGGGGCCAATCCCAGCGCCGCTGACAGCTTGAGTAATCCCACAGCATCCGTTATGGACAATGTGTTAGGTACACTTAACTTGTTGGAACATGCCCGCCACACCGGTGTTGAAAGATTTGTTTACTACAGTTCTGGTGAAGTATATGGTCCTGTGCCCATTGGTCAAGACAGCCAAATAACTGATGCCTACAACAGCAACAGTCCCTATGCTGCCAGCAAAGCCGCTGGTGAAGAACTGTGCCTGGCCTATGCCAACTCGTTTGATGTTCCTGTTAGTATCATCCACATCAACAACACCTTTGGTCCACGTTGCCAGAGCAATCGTTTGCCGGTGATTATTATACGCAAATTACTCAACAACGAAACCTTGGACATACATGTAGGGCCCAGTGATCGGATTGGTGGGCGCCGTTGGTTCTATGCTGGAGATGTGGCCAGTCATACCCGATTCATCTTAACAACACAATTGACCCGTTGTGAAAAATGGAACAGTGCTGGATATAAATTTATCGATAATCTTGAATTTGCCCAACAGATTGCACAGATAATGGGGCGTGAATTATCATATCGATTGGTTCCAGTTGATCGCCCTGGGCACGACTTATGCTTTAGTATTGATCCGGGCCGGCTATATGAACTAGGTTGGCAAGCACCCAACACCTACAAAGAACGTCTGACAGAAACGGTCAATTGGTATATCGACCACCCCGAATGGCTCACAAGATAGTTGACAAACAGCAGTAAATGACTGTATAATAGCATATGAAGAAAATATACTATTCTTGGCAAGAGATTGAAGCTCAAACACAAGAAATCCTACGTCAATTGCAACGTGATGCCTGGCAACCTGACTATGTAGTTGGACTTACACGTGGTGGACTGGTTCCAGCTAACCTTATTAGCCAATACTTAGAAGTTCCAATGGAAACACTCAAAGTAAGCCTGCGTGATAGTGAACACGGACCAGAAAGCAATCTATGGATGGCCGAGGATGCATTTGGTTATGTCATGCATGATCCTATGTGCTCAGGCAATGGACGAAAGAAAATCCTTATTGTAGATGATATCAACGATTCAGGTGCTACACTTAACTGGATCAAAAATGATTGGCCCAGTGGGTGTTTGCCCAACGACAAACGCTGGGAAGAAGTGTGGGGCAATAATGTTCGTGTTGCTGCATTAGTAGATAATGAAGCAAGCAAGAGTGAATTAAAAATAAGTTATTCCGCAGTTGATCTAAATAAAGCCGAAGAAGATGTGTGGATTGTGTTTCCTTGGGAGGATTGGTGGCGATGAAAATACATTATAAAAAACCCAGTTTGTTAGATGAAATGAGACGGGCCATTGCTACCAGCAAAGAACCCATTGATCATTTTGAACTAACCCCAGAAGAATTTAATCAACACTTCACTTATTGGGATAAATCATTTCAACAAGATAACAGTGTGCAATACATGTTCAGAGGCATTCCATTAAAGGTTAACAATGAGTAAATTAAAAATAGCAGAACTATTCTATTCGGTACAAGGCGAAGGACGCTACATGGGTGTGCCCAGTGTGTTCTTGCGTGTGTTTGGATGCAACTTCAAATGTGCTGGTTTTGGTATGCCGCGTGGTGAGTTGAGCACGGAAGCCGAAGAGCTTGTCGAGGTCGCACACCTATATAACAAATATGAAGAATTACCATTGGTGAGCACCGGTTGTGACAGTTATGCCAGTTGGCATCCTAGTTTCAAGAATCTAAGCCCTATGTTGACTACAGATGCCATTGTAGAACGTATCATGGAAATACTTCCACACGGTGAATGGCGTGATGAACACTTGGTTATCACTGGTGGTGAACCATTGTTAGGTTGGCAACGTGCTTACCCAGATCTATTAAGTCATCCTAAAATGCAGGGTCTTAAAGAGATCACATTTGAAACCAATGGTACTCAAGAGATATCTCGAGAGTTCGCTTCTTATTTGCATACTTGGGCACATCATCATGACCGAGACTTTTGGCGAGAAATTACATTTAGTGTCAGTGCCAAACTGCCATGCAGTGGAGAAAAGTGGGAAGAAGCTATCTTGCCCAAGGTGGTTTGTGACTATGAAGAATACGGCACAGCATATTTGAAATTTGTTATTGCTACCGAACAAGACTTTGCAGATGCCGAATGTGCCGTTGCTGCATATCGTACAGCAGGTTTTACTGGACATGTTTATCTAATGCCAGTGGGTGGTGTTGAAACGGTATATGCTATGAACAATCGTAATGTAGCATTGTTGGCAATGAAACACGGACTTCGTTACAGCGATAGATTACAAGTTCCATTGTTTAAAAACGAGTGGGGCACTTGATTGTGCCAATACCCGGTATGGATTGGAAGGATGAGCCGTTTCGAGATCGTGCTGTGTGGCGTTTGAGATTTTTATGGCGACCAAAACGTAGTTCGTTAACCGGTCGCTGGTTATGGTTATGCTATGCGTACGAAGGTATAGCCATGTGGACAGGATCCGGCGAAGCTGTGTTTGAATTTAGATACCACGAAAGAATGGAACATTTAATATGGAATTTGAAAAATTGATAGAAAGCATGTATGCTGATCAGTATACTGATGAAAATACTAGATCAATAATTGTTCGAGAGTATCAACAAAGGTATAGTCCTAAAATGACTCCGCAAACACATCCAGAATTTTATAATCCATTATATCCTCCGTCAGGATGGCGATACGATCCATATTACGAATTATGGGTCAAATTAAAAATTTAAAAAGGAAACAAAATGACAACAATACAAATTGTAGCGGCAGTAGGTGTATGGGCAATCCTGATTGGTGTGAGTTATACTCACATTGGTTGGAACAAAGTGCGAGAATGTTACGGCATGTGGTTTACACGTGAATACTGGACTGACTACAACACAGTAGAGTTTGTCAGTTGGTTGGCCAAGGCCATTATCATTATTCCAGGATTGGTGTTTGGCATTCAACTATGGTGGTTGTATTTTTTAACCTTGGCCACCAGCCTAACACTTATTTGGGCAAGTAATAGAAAGTTTTTACCAACATTGGTAGGATTTAATACCATGTGGGTATGGTTGAGCTTGATGGTACTAGCACAACATTTAGTTAAGTAAGGAAAAGTATGACAACATTTACCACCGAAGATAGATTGGCCTCTGCACCGTTACAGGATCGTATTACCGATTGGATTCGAGACTACGCCCAACAAGCTGGCATAAAATCTCTAGTGGTGGGTATTTCGGGTGGTATCGATTCGGCTGTGGTCAGTGCGCTGTGTGCCAGGACCGGACTCAATACATTTGCAGTGACTATGCCTATTCGTCAGCGGCCAGAATTACACGATCTCAGTATGCGTCAAGGTCTTTGGTTAGCACAGCACTTCGATAATGTGCGTCACGAAATCATTGATCTAACTTCTACCTTTGATGATTTTGAACAGCGACTTGCTACCTATCCAAATTTGTTAGGGTTAGCCAACAGCCGTAGTCGCTTGCGTATGGTCACCTTGTATCAAATTGCTCAAAGTGTCAATGGCATTGTGGTAGGCACCGGTAACAAAGTAGAAGATTTTGGTGTAGGATTTTATACCAAATATGGCGATGGTGGTGTAGACATCAGTCCTATTGCTGACTGCTACAAAACCGAAGTATGGCAAATGGGTCGTGAACTAGGAGTGTTGCAAGAAATCATTGATGCGGCACCCACAGATGGCTTATGGGATGATGGCCGCACAGACCAAGATCAACTAGGCGGACTTAAATATGTTGAGTTAGAAGCCGCTATGCGTATGGACACAGGAGAGTTAATAACAGATAGCCCATCTATGCAAGATATATTAAAAAGATATCGTGCTATCCGTGCTCGTAGTTTGCACAAGATGAATCCTATTCCTGTGTTCAAGAAATCTTAATCATCACTCAAAACACGGATAAATTAGTATATCATTTATCTTTAAGGACTTACATGAAAAAAATAGGATTTATTGGCATCGGCAAGCTGGGCTTGGATTGTGCAGAAGTATTTGCTGAAAAGCACGAAGTTCGTGGTTACGATATTCATCCACGGGTTAGCAATACGGTAAAAGTTTGTGACATCAGCGAAGTGGTCAACGAAAGCGAATGGATTTTTATCGCTGTTCCTACGCCACACGCTGAAGGGTACGATGGATCAGTCCCGTCAAGCCATATGACTCCCCGAGACTTTGGACATGATGCAGTCATTGATGCCATTACCAAAGTAAATCAATACGCTACTACGCCTAAAAAAGTAGTGCTGATTTCTACAGTATTACCCGGAACAACTCGTAATAAGTTTGTTCCGTTGCTGGATACTAAACATCAGTTTGTTTACAATCCTTATTTGATTGCCATGGGGTCAGTTAAGTGGGACATGGTCAATCCTGAAATGATCATGTTGGGCACAGAAGACGGCAGCTTAACCGGTGTTGCTGGAGAACTGCATGACTTGTATGAAACAATCATGCAGAACAATCCACGTTATGAAATTGGCACCTGGGACGAGTGCGAAGCTATCAAGATCTTCTACAACACATTTATCAGTGCCAAGGTTGGCCTGGTCAACATGATCCAAGATTTTGCTATGAAGATTGGCAATATCAACGTGGATGTTGTGACCAATGCTTTGGCCCGTAGCACCATGCGTATCATGGGTCCTAAATACATGACAGCCGGTATGGGTGATGCCGGTGCTTGCCATCCTAGAGATAACATTGCTCTACGTTGGCTAGCAGAAGAATATGATATCGGTTACGACTTGTTTGATACTGTGATGCATGCCAGAGAAGTTCAGGCAAAAAACTTGGCCTTGTTCCTGGTTGATCAAGCGCAACGACATAGTCTGCCAATTGTGATTCACGGCAAGGCCTACAAGCCCGATGTTGAATACTGTATCGGTAGTTACAGCACCTTGGTAGGATTTTATGTTCGAGAAGCTGGTTTGCCTGTGGTCTATGTTGATCCGTTGGCTGACGATCGCACTCATTGCTTGGACACCATCGACGGTCCTGCAATATTTTTATGGGCACACAATAGAAAGATCACTTATGAATATACTGGTAACACACCTGACACACAACCATATTGCAAAATTGAATCGGGCAGTATCATAGTTGATCCATGGCGCAAGTTACCATTTGACATGCCGGGCATCGCTGTAATGCATTACGGCAATACAAGAACCTAATAGGAAATAAAATGGGACTATTTGATCGCTTCAAGAAGAAGCCAGACGTAGCAGCGCCTAAACCCGAAGCCAAACCCAAGAAGGCGGAAAAAACTGCCAAAGAATTGGCCACAGAAAAAGGCGACCCTTACGTGACCATTCTCAGTATGGAAGTTGATCCTACCAACATGCAAAATGGTGCATTTGAACTGGATTGGAATGACAAGTTCGTGGCCAATCTTGTTCGTGCCGGCTATCAAATGAATCCCAAAGATACTGACAGTGACATCGTTGATCGATGGTTCACTGCGGTATGTCGCAATATTGTGTTGGAAACATATGAGCAATACCGAGCCATGGATCCCGAGCGAGATCGTGTAGTCAAGTCACGCAACATTGGTGATGGAAGGTCTGAAGTATCATGATCCTGGCCATTGGTGACAGTAATTTATATCCGGCTTGCACTGAGTCTGAACAACCAGTGGACATAGACAATATGATTGTGGTGTTCAGCCGACAGTTTGCTGAATCATTCAGTTGCTGGGCCAAAAATGGTGCCAGCAACTACTGGATTGAAAATCATATAGATTATTTTTTAGCAGATTCGAGATGGGAACCCAATACCATGTTATTCATCGGTTGGACCAGTTTTGAGCGCGAAGAATGGCCTTGGTTGTATAACAATATCAGCGTTTGTGGTGGCCCAGACTTTGGCATGCCTGAACCAATGAAGGCCAGATTTAACGAATGGAAGACCACACTGACCGGTGAATACTATCGTAAGATGACACAGTTATGGCACGATAGAATACATGCCTTGCATTTAAAATTACGTGAACGTGGTATACGACACTTGTTTTGGACCACCTATAACAATTTTGACACCATCGCCGATCATTATGATTGGCATGGAAACTTTTACAAACCCTACAGTGCCAACGGATGCATGGCCAAATGGTTTGAATCAAATTATATTTTAGCCAATGCCGGAGATCCATTTCATTATGGCGCTGATGCTCAAGCGGCCTGGGGCATTGAACTGAGTCGCTATGCCAAAGAAAATGTATTATGATTTTGTATGTCAATGGTGATAGCCACACTGCCGGCGCCGAAGCAGTAAATGCTCATGCATTTGCCGAAGACGATCCTGCGTTATATTATCTAGGGCGCCTGCCGCATCCAGAAAATTTACAAGTCACCTGGGGTAAACTGTTGAGTCTTTCTATTAACGCTGGATTTCAATGCGAAGCTGAAAGTGCCAGTTCGAATGCTAGGATACTAAGAACTAGCCGTGCTTGGCTAGCACAACAAAAAAATAATCTACAAAATATTTTAGTTGTGATCCAGTGGTCAACATGGGAGCGCGAAGAGTGGTTGTATGATGGCATTTATTATCAGGTCAATGGCAGTGGTATTGATCAAGTGCCAGCCGAAGCTGCTGAACGATATCGCAACTATATTGTCGGGCTTGATTGGCGACAAAAAACACAAGCGGCACACGATGAAATTTGGATGTTCCATCAAGAACTTGTGGCTCACGGTATTCCTCATATTTTCTTCAACGGTAATAGTGATTTTTCATCCATCCAAGATAAAAAGGATTGGGGCATCAATTATATTGGACCTTATGATCCAGCCAGCACATATCATGCTCAATTACAGGCTGTGGGAATCGAAACAGTCATGCCCGATTCATATCATTATGGAAGAGATGGTCATAGTTGGTGGTTCAAACACTTGCTCAAATACATAGTATCCAACCAGTTTATATGATATTCAAAACAAGGAATATTCCTAAACAAGTCAGCACAGTTTACAATTTTGGAATTAAAAAATTGATTGTAAGTGGTTGCAGTTACACTTACAATCAACTTGAAAATGCCGCAGAAACTTGGCCGTATTATCTAAGAGACCTTGGTGGATTTGAACAAGTTTTGGACAGCTCTTTGCCAGGCGCTGGCAACAGTCATATTTCAAATTCATTGATTTGGGGTTTAGAAATAAATCAACCAGATCCGGCCACAAGCCTGGTAATAGTAATGTGGTCTGGGCACGACAGAGATGATTATATAGTGCCCAAGGACTATATCAATGAGCATGCATATCAATTTTATTATACTCAAAGCGTGATGTCGGCTATCAACAAGGCAGCTGACAATCACAGTGTTCAAGAAGAATTAAAAACGTTTGCTTTGGCAAAAAACAATGAATCTAGAGCTGTAGAAAGTTATCTTCACATAGTTAAAACCTACCAGTATCTAAAATCATTGAATTATAGATTTTTATTTTTAAATTTTATAGACACAAAAAATCCAGTGGGCGGTACCAATTCTTTTGAAATTAAAAAATATTTGCCAGAATCAGCACAGCAAAAATACAATTCAATGATCACTGATATTATGGATCCTTACCATTTTTCGGTCAGATACAATCTATTGTCCGACGACAATTTTCATCCCAATGAATACGGGCATCTACGGTGGACCAGGTCGGTATTGATTCCACATTTACAAACCGTAATTGTTTGACAACTTAGTCAATATCTGCTATAATAGCAGTATGAAATATGTTCTTATTGATACGGCTAATATGTTCTTTCGTGCCAGACACGGTGCTTTTCGTGCCGCTGACACGTGGGAGAAAATTGGATTTGCCCTCCATGTAACCTTGATGAGTGCTAACAAAGTGGCTCGGCGCTTTGAAGCTGATCACGTGGTTTTTGCACTAGAAGGACGTAGCTGGCGCAAGGACTACTACAAACCTTACAAAAACAACCGTGCTGTGGCCCGGGCGGCCTTGACCGAAGCCCAAGCAGAAGAAGATAAGATGTTTTGGGAAACCTATGATAATTTGACTAAATACTTGGCTGAAAGAACCAATTGCTCAGTTGTAAGATGTCCCACAGCAGAAGGCGACGATATCATTGCTCGCTGGATTGCACTACACCCCCAAGACGAACATATTGTTATCAGCAGTGATACCGACTTTGTTCAATTAATAGAACCCAACGTCAAACAATACAACGGTATTACAGATGAGTTAATTACCATAGAAGGAATCTTTGATGCTAAAGGTAAACCGGTCATCGATAAAAAAACTAAACAAGCTAAAACAATTCCCGATCCGGAGTGGTTACTTTTTGAAAAGTGTATGCGAGGAGACAGCTCAGACAATGTGTTTTCGGCTTATCCGGGTGTTCGAACTAAAGGAACAAAAAATAAAGTTGGTCTCCAGGAGGCGTTTGAAGATCGTAAAACTCGCGGATATAATTGGAACAACATGATGCTGCAACGCTGGAGTGATCCAGATGGTGTAGAGCACAGAGTGTTGGATGATTACGAACGCAACAGAGAACTAATTGATTTAACAGCACAACCCCAACCTATTAAAGATACAGTAGATGCTGCCATACGTGAGCAGATCAGTCACAAAGACATAGGTCAAGTGGGAGTGAGATTCATGCAGTTTTGTGGCAAATATGAATTGAACAAGTGCAGTGAATCGGCAGACAGTTTCGGTCGTTGGATGAACGAAACATACAAAGGTGTATTGAATACTTAAAAAGGAGT